TGATTTGGAAGAGGAAAGTATAGATTATTCCATGGCGGCTGACTATATTCGTCGTGAATATACGGTGGAACAAGCTGTTGATGACATTTGTTCAACACTGGAGATTATGCTCCAATGAAAAATAGGATTTCACCTAAATCTATAATAGCCAACGGATTATGGAATCCGTTTACAGGTTGTAAAAAATTTCAAATTACTTGTGGAGAGTGTTCGCATACTTATTTTGATAAAATTCCTTGTACTGGTGTTGATGAAGCTTCTAGCATTTGCCCTTGTTGCGATGCACAAAATGTGTGGTCTCTTTCTGAATGGATACGAGGTTATGAAAGTATGATTGAAAATCTTAGAAAAAATAGGCGGTAAATGAGAAAAATTAAGGAGCATACATTCGATCATCCCCCAACAGGAAGTGATATGACGGATGCCTATAACGACTATCATTATGATTTTTCTCATATTGAAGGCGTTAAGTTTCTGCTTGAGTATTTAGAAAAAACAGGACAGCAGGAATATTATAGCATCGTCAAAAAATCCGATCAGGCTTATATATCTTCAACTGCCTGTTGGATTGCTCGTATGATTGATCGTGGAATTGAGGTTCCTCAACATTCTAAGGATTTTCTGATTGCAAAACTTGAAGAGTTGAAGGCCCGTCTTGAAAAGAAGGAATCTGAAATGATCGTTGTCCATAAGGCGAGTGTTAAGCAGAATATTAAAAATAAGGCTTTTGCTCTTATTGATACTCTAGAAAATATGCTAGAGGAAAGAGGATATGTTTATTTCAGCGTTTATGATTTCCTCAAGGAAAAAAATATCTCGGAAGTTGTTGCCCAAAATGTATGGGATTATTTCAAGGCTGTAGTAGATGAATTAGTTAGCATTAAAGGCGATAAGGAGGCCAAGGAAGCATATCGTCATCTTTCGGTTGAAGATATAGCTGACAGAATTACAACGCTCTCAGCCCTCTTAAAAGACGTTAATGTTTATATGATTTTCAAATCTGGAGCGGATGATATTAAGACAAAGGAATTTTCTACGTCAGATTTTAAATATTTAGGAACCTATAATAAAGAAGATGGTTCTGTTATTCTTTCTGTTGACCCTTCCAAGATTGTTGGAGTCAAAATTGTATGGACTCTTAATACTAAATATAATTTCCTGAATTGTATCAGAGGGGATTCCCTATCTATTAAGGGATCACGAATTATGGGCGAGAATTTATCCAAGTCCTGGGCCAAGATTGTTAAGTATGATATTGCTAGTGTTTATTTTGATATCAATCATGGGCTAGACCCTGATATTATTAAGAACAAAATTAAGAATCAAAAGGAATATAAGGTGACGCTTCTGAGTAATGAAAATACTGTTATATTGAACGTAGGAAAAGGATAGCTAATTGTTTCTCACAAAACCAGAGAGATTTCTTGATGCTGAAATCATTAAGAGGGTAGAGAGGATTGCTTTAGTTCATGGTGCTGAAAATGCCGTGAAAGCAAGAACGTATGCTATTGGTGATATTCATGGTATGAAGGATTATCTTTTAAATTTATTGGAATTTATTACAGAAACTCAGAAAACTGATATACTATATCCTTCACGCTTTGTATTTGTGGGAGATTATGTTGATCGTGGCCCTGAAGTTTCAGAGGTTATAGCTGTTATAAGGCTTCTTCAGGAGCTTATGCCAGAAGGCGATGTGGTTGCTCTTATGGGCAATCATGAAGCTATGTTTATAGAAGAGCTTGAAGTTAATGGCTGTGTCAGATATAGTAAAAACACTCGTGATTCGTTTGCAAAATATGGGTTTCGCTACAAGGTTCCTGATGATGTTATTGATTGGTTAAAGAATCTTTCTTATTATTATGAAGATGATAAGCATTATTATGTTCATGCTGGTTTTCAACCTGGAGTGCCTATTGAGAAACAAGATAAGGAGACCATGATTTGGATCAGAGAGCAGTTTTTACATAGCAAGTTTAATTTTGGTAAGCGCGTTATTCATGGTCATACACCACGATTAAATAATATCGAACAGACAGAATATAGGACTAATTTGGATTGTGGAGGATGCTTTGGTGGCTCTCTGATGGCTGCTGAAATTAGGTCTGATAGAGACTACCCTGTTGGATTTTTCCTCTATAAAGAAGGCGAAAAATCATATTTTAAAATCGGAGAGGATTATAGGTATTCAAAGCAATGACAGAAGAAGACAAGAAGCCCAAGCCATGGGTATCAGATGATATGTCTATCTGGATTATTAATCAGCAGGTGCTTCTAGATCAAGAGAAGGAGAAGCAGCTTATGGCTAATCATCCTGCTTTTAAATCTCATGAAGAATTTAAAGTCGAGAAAGAAATAAATAACAAAAAGGAGAACTAAATGAACGTAATCGATCTAATTAATGCAAATGTAGTAAAGGTAGAAGCCGAAGCTAAGGCTGTTCTTGCAAAGCAGACTGCTTCTGTTACTCAGGCTATTGAGAATAGTATTAAGAAGGCTGCTGGTGCTGAAGTTACTCATGTTGATCATCTAGTTAATAAAGATGCAGGTAAGGTTGAAGCTGCTGTTGTGGCCGCTGTTGATCCACGAACTGCGCCTGTTGTTGTTCCCGAAGCCAATACGATTCCAGCAGTAGCCTAAAATTTTCCTTGACATTCTGAGAGGAATGTTCTAGGATATGATTATCGGTTGAGGCAGTTTACAGGAACGACAAATGGTAAAGGATGACAGTCCTCTATCCTCAAATCGTTCGTCCCTGTCAGGAAAAGCGAGGTTCATGCTATGCCTCGCCTGCTTTAATCGATCAAGAGGAATGTAGTTTAGTAAAAATAAAACATACGGCTTTGAACCGTAGTTCTAGGGTAGTGGCGATCAGTCGAGTCCCTAGCATTCCTATTAATTTTGAGATAATGAGAGTTAATGGATAGTGGCCTCGCACGGCAGGTTCCGCAAGCAAAGGGTGCAACTCCCTTTATTAACAGCATAGACGTATGCAATCTCATTATCTTCAAATTAGTTTAGGGTGTGCTTGGCAGTAATGTTTTAGTGTTACTAAGTCTGTATGGTGATACTTAGTGTCTCTATCTTACCTTGAGCCATAAATGGGTAAGCCCCTAAAGAGAAGAGCTAGGAGAAATCTTAGCTCTTTTTTATTGACAAACATAAAATAAGGTATATAATAAAATTATGAGTAGAAAAGGAGAAAGAAATGGGTTGTGAAATTTGTGTGATTGCACAAAAAAGAGTAAATAATGAATGGGAAGATATCAAAGGAAGTTTTCTTCAAGATCAAAATTATGGTGTGTTTGGATTTCTTGCTAATGTGAGAAATTATTCAGGAATAACACCAATTTCTAAACCCAGAAAACTTCCTACTGATTATAAATTTGAAAAGAATGTGCATCGTTTCTGGCGCACCAAATCTTGGCTATTACTTTCTGAATTATCTTCATTTGATTACGACCAAATGATGGAAGATCGCAGGGTGGAAAGACTTGTAGATGGGTTATTGAATGGAGGATGCACACGTAAACCTGGAGAAGGTAAAATTATGACTTATAGAGAATTTTTTGGTAAAGAATTTTTTAAAGATTTGAAAAGATTAAAATATAAAGGAGCAGAACGTATTGTATTTGGGTTTAGTGAATGATGGTTATTTAAAGTGAAAATTATAGCTTTTTGCTTTTTCTACTAGCAGCCATCTTTTCTCTAAAAGACGGATCAGCCCATAAAGCTTTTCTGGCTTTTGATTGTTTGGCGCGACTTTCTTCTGTTGGGATAGTAAATTGTTTTCCTTTGTTGGCTTCAGATTGTTTACGTCGAGATTCTTCTGTGGATGCGTGCCCTTTTCTTTCACCAGAAGCCCATTGTTTTGTAAGCCTTTGAGAATTTTCTTCTTTCCATTCTTCTGTATGTAGGCGACCCTTTTGTGAATTTAAAAGACGTTGATAAGATTCTTCTGTATAAGTTTTCTTAACTCCTTTGGTTGCTTTGCGAATTTTTTCTTTTGTTTCTTCAGAACATGGGCCTGTAGAGACGCCAGTTTTTTTGAGAGATATTTTTTTCCCAATAGTTTTAATTTTATCTGGATATTTTAACCAGTGTTCATTATGCCTAATATTTAAATTGTAATATTTTGGGGTTAAATTATATGGTTTAATCTCTTCTATTTTTATCATGGAAAGCCAGTACAATTCTCTTAGAAATAATTCCTCACGACTTTTTATATTTCTTTCAATAATTTTTCTTTTAAAATCTTCTTTCCTTCTAAAATAAACACGCTTCATCCAATGAGATGAGCAGATATACCCATCATCTTCATTTCCCCAATGGCATCCAACATAGTAACGTTTATTTTTTCTATCATACCAAATATAAATAAACCCATTCTTCATGACAATATCCATATAGCTTCTATCTCTAATAATCCTTCTCTTGAAGGGTGAGGATCATGTATTATTTTCCCATTATACATAATTACAATATGTTTACAACCACGACTTGATGGCCCAGAAGCTAGATAATATCTAAGAGGAATGGGTGGTTTATTGTCTTTCCAAGGGCCAGAAAGCATTGTTGCATTTACTCCATGGCTCTTCATAAAATTGAGCCAATCAGGATACCAATCACTTTCTGGTTTTAATTTAAGAAAATGAGGAACATTTTCTCTTTCTAAGTCTAAAATAGAGGCTGTTACTGCTCTTACACAATCTCCTATTTCACCTTTATCATAGAAAAATTCTTGGTCTACCTTATGCATAAAAAAATACTCCTAAAGTTTCCTCTAGGAGTATTTATTAAGTCAAATGTGGCAGAAGTTAGCCCATCAAATTTCTTACAATTATTCTATTAAAGAAGAGGTTAGAATCTTGTACTAGAGCGCCCTGACCTACTGTTAGGCCCTGTGCGAATGGATTGGCTACCATTCCATAACGAGTTTTAAAAGCGATCTTAGGCTGTAGAGTGTTTGGATCAATAGCCTTTAGAAGCTGTAGAGGAACGTATGGGCAATAGAATAGACCAGCGTCGAATGCAGTCTGACCCTTATAGCCAATAGTCATATAGTCGCCAGTTGAATAAGGATCAATATAAACCTTATAACGACCGTTTAAAACACCAGCGAACGTATTACCTGTGTCGTCAATCTCTAGCTGGTTGCCGTCAAGACGTGGTGTGAATTGTAGAACACCAGCAGCCTGAAGAGCAGAAGCTACGTTTGAAGAACAGATTAGGAAGTTGCCTTTACCACGACGGGTATTCTTGGCAATTGCGTTAGCTTCTAGGTCTAGACGGAACATAAGACCCTTAAACTTTTCAATCATCCAACGACCATCTGAGTCAAGATCAAGGTCGAATACACCAGTTGAAGTTGTACCAGCCTGGGCACCAACAGAAGCGGTTACGTTAATTGTACGAACAACTTCACGGTTAATGTCTGCTAGAAGTTCTGCTGAGAGGAAGTCTGAAAGTAGTGATTCAGCATCGAGGCCATGAACAGCGCGTAAGTCCTGTGCAAGTTCGATTGAATATTCTGCCTTTAGGCCACGTTCCTTAGCATTGACTGTAGTCTTTTCGATAGAGATGGCGATTTCAGGGAATACTGAGTTACCGAATCCAAGACCTTCACCAGTTGCCGTGTTCATACCACCAGCGAAGTTATAGGTAGCATTACCAGCGTTGTTAGAAATACCTGGAAGACCACTTAGATTACCAGCAGCGCCACCAACGGCTGTTGAGTTAGTATAACCAGCAGCATTAGCAGATACGTTAGCACCTGGGAATGATGACCAGCCAGTATTTACTTCATTATAGAAGTTTTCTGTACCTGTCTGTGTGCCATAACGTGAACGTAGAGCGAAGATAAGGCCAGTTGGACCAGTCATTGGCTGAACGCCGCAAATGTCATAGGCAATAAGGTTAGGCATAGTACGTCTAACTAGAGAGATAAGAATAGGATCGAAGGTGTCGATTGGCCCTGTACCTGATGTTGAAGATGAAGCACCCATAACGTTGGTTGGGAATTCCTCGGAAAGCAGGCCAAAGTTCATGCCCATATTCTTCGCTTCCTGAATAGCATTTCTTGTATTTTCAAGAAGACGTGCTGTTACAGTCTTGCGGTAGTTTCCTTTAATAGGAGACAAATCTTTGTGCTCTAAAATTGGACTCCACTTTTCTGTAAGAGTTTCAGAAGGTGACTTACCTACAACATTAACCATTTTTTTATTTCTCCTTTTTATATTCTGTTTTTATTTATTATTTTGGTTTTTTTAACGATTACTGAAGCTGTTGTTAACCTTCATAGATTCAGCAAGTCTTTGCATATCTGGATCAACATGTGTTTCTGTTACTTCTCCAACAGTTTCAACATTTTCTGTTAGAATATTAGATGGTTTTGCTGTCTTGGTAATGAAACCTTCTTTGACAGTAAGAACCTTCTTCTTAAATGATTCTTCGTTGTCAAATTCTAGGGATTCAGTAAGTGTCTTTAACTTCTGACCTTGTGGGAGAGTAAGTCCAAGGGTTGCTTCAGAAACGATCTTATCCTTCTGATAACCTTTAATTACCTTATCCTTTTCAATGCTTTCATTGACCGTCTTATTAAGGTCTTCTTTTGACTTATTATAATCAGCAACTAGACTTTCATATACGTCTACTCTTTCGTCTGGAACATCAATATAATGTTCCTGGAATAGATTCTTTAGGCCATCAAGAAATTCTTCTACTAGAGATGACTTAAGCGAAGACTCAATAGCTACTTCGTTTTCTGTTAGCCATTCTTCTGTTACATGGTTGAAGTAGCCATCAATAGTTTCGATTAGTTCTTCTGTGACCTTTTCAAGAGATTCATCAAGCTTATTATCAAAATCTTCCTGAATTCTAACAACTTCTTCTGTAAGTCTTAGAGCGACTGATGATTCAAAAAGAGTTGTAAGTTTAGTCTTGAATTCTTCTGTTAGTTCTGACTCGCCGAAAAGTGTATCCATCTCTTCTTTTTGAAGTTTAACTGATTCGCCAATTGCGGCTGATGGCTTCATGCGAATAGAAGCCTGATTGCCTTCAGCATTCTTGGCTACACCAGCACGTTCAGCTTCACCACCAATTAGAGACTGCTGATCATTGAAGATTCTAGTAAGAGTTTCTACGTCTACATCAGCAAGTCCACCAACAATGGCGCGAATCCAGTCTAGTTTAGTCTTTGGATTGCCATCAGCTTCGCCTACAGTAGCGTCGCCTGTTGTGTGCATCTTAATAGAAGCCTGAGCAGGGGTTTCGCCTTCTACAACTTCTTCTTCATCCACTTCTACTTCTTCAACATCATAATTATCTGTTTCTAGAAGAGAACCTAATTCTTCATTAGTTAACTTCTGAGTTTCTTCGTTTTCCCAAACAATAGAAACTTCGTTTTCATTAATATTTGTAACCACGCCATTAAGGTTATTTTCCTTATCGGTAATTACATATACTGTTGTTTTATCTGACATTATTTTCTCCTAGAATTGTTTCTTCAATATATTTATTATAATAATTCTTTAGATGCCGAGTGCAGTCCAATAAACGTATGCGTTTGCAGCAGTATTACATGCTAAGGTAATCTTGGTTGTGTTAGCAGTAAGTACGCTTACAGAGGAAGCATTAGAATTGGATGCTACAGATACAGAAAATAGATTGACTACATAAGCATTACCAAAAGTAATGACTGTGCCAACTAGATTAGCATTTGATGAACCGTAGTTCATGATAACGCCTTCTGGAAGTGTAATGTATCCTGAAAGAGCATTTGCTGTATTGGCATTACCGAAATCGACAAGAGTGTTGGCTCCTACGACCTGGATAATTCCGTTTGTTCCGGCTGTGTTGCCTTCTAGTACTAGAAATTGCGATGCAGAATCAATATTAGGCATTTTAGGTTTCTCCTTTTATTTGGTTGGTTAGATTACATTCCCCATGCTTGCCAGTAGCAAAACACGTTGGTTGTTGTGTTTGAGGTAACAGTTACTTTTGTGGTATTGGCAGTGGTTACTGCTACAGTTGATGCGACAGTATTGCTATCGGCTCCAATTGAGAATGGGGCAGTAATAAATGGTAGACCAAGAGTAATTAGAGTTCCTGTAGAGTTAGCGTTTGTTCCACCATAATTCATGATAACACCACCTGGAAGAGTGATATATCCAATATACTGATTTGCTGTATTTGATGCACCAAAGTTAATAAGCCCAGGTGAAATAGAAGTATTTGTGGTTGAATTTGAAAATGTTAAGGAAGTAGAATTCATAGTAGAATTTACAGTGGCATTTCCAAACAATATTTCCGTACCAGTTCCAAGAATCTGAACGATACCATTAGTACTTGCTGTATTGCCTTCTAGTTCAATAAACTGATATGCAGTGTCGATATTGGGCATTTAAAGGTATCCTTTTTTTGTTCTTTGCACTTATTTATTATTATGTAATTTTAGTAGAAACTGTTCAAACATTAAGCCTTTCTTGGACTCAATTTCTTTGACAGTCATTTTTTTAATATCTTTCTTGACTTCTTCTGAAATCCATCCTAGCTTGTCATCCCAGAAGTATTCTACGTTTTCCATAATTCCTGTTACGAATGCGCCGTGTGCGCTTGGATCGCTTACAATATCGTTAACTGTAATAATCTTATAGTCTTTTTGAACCTCTAGAATACCTTCTTCGATTTGTTTAAGAGTACCAAGACCACGAGAAGACACACCTAAAGAGGCTCCTGATTCCCAAAGTCCTTTAACAATGCTACCAGATGGTGTGTTGGTAATTTCAGCCTTACCATGCCAGTTTGAACCTTCTTTATGCATCTCCTTGACAATATGGGAAACGTTTTTAAGATTGATGGTAGGATTATCAGGATGATCTAGTTCTCCGAATGCTCTATTAGATTCTATCTTTTCTTTAATATAATCCTTGACAACAGGATCATGATAATCTGAACGATAACGGCGATGGTTTTTGTTGAGATTATCAAATTCAAGGAACAGACCAGTGAAATAATGCTTACGATTATCTCCTTCGCCCTCTACAAGATATTTGGCTGTTTCTTGAATTTCTGTAAGTAGCTTCATTTCTGTTCCTATTAGTTGTTTTCGAACGCTACAAGTGTGCCAAGAAGATTGGAGCTACTTGCTGTCATTGGGGTGTTTGCTGATTTTTTTACAATAATTTCACCAAGAGGAAGAATAGTACAATTTGCTACAACAGCATTATTTACAGTAACAACATAAGCAGTTGTAGTCGAAATATTGACAACTCTTACAGCATTCCAGCCTGCAATTTGTGTTGAGTTGGCGCTGGAGAAGGTATTAGGAGTAGTAAATGTTTGTTCCTGACCAATTAGTTTTATTAATGAAGCCATTATTCTTTACCTCTTTCTTTTTCTTCTTTTGAATATTTCGCATCATACTTCTTGTCTTCGGCACTATTTTCCCATTCGGCTTTAGTTTTGCCAGTGCGCTTCATACCGGCCTTGTCTCTCTTATTATCAAGTGGACTGTCCTCATAGGCTTCTTGCATCTTTTTCTTTCTAATATTTGCAATGAAATCCTTAACCTTATCCTTGGATTCGGATGGTTTCATCTTACCTTTTGAGTCGGCAAACTTTTTGAGAGTAGTTTTAGCTGCATCTTCTGATACTACAGATTCATTAGCCTTCTTCTTGCCTGCTTCTGCCTTGGCCTGGAATTTCTTCTTACCCAACTTTTCACGACCAATTTTGGCGGCAAGACCAGCAGCACCTTCCTCAGAATAACCTTCTTTCTTCTCAATTTTATTCTTTAGTTTATCAAAAGGAGTTTCTTCATGAAGCTTATAATTTGCTGTTTCAATACCTTTAGCTCGTTTACCAGTTTTTTTATCTAGATAATTTGCATCTTTAACATGTTCCTTATCCATTTTATACATATTATCTGTTGCTTTGCTAATATATCTTTTAAGTAAATCAGAAGTCATTTCGTTGATTTTAGATTCATGAACCAATTTATTAATTGCAGTCTTCATACCCTTTTCTCTTTTAGCAATTTCTACCTTATGATCATGAAATTCCCAACGATCCATAGGCTTAAAAGCTGCTATTTCCTTCTCATGTTTTCTTTTATTACCAAGAGAAGAGATAGTATATTTGGCTAGAAGACTTTTAGAAAGCTCATTAATTTCGGATTCTTTATGTAGCTTTTTACTTGCGGCTTCTATTCCTTTTATTCTTTTCACCATTTTATTATTATTTTTATCTTTATTATCTTGTTTAGCTACTAAAAAGTCTACAGCAGCACGTTTTACATAATTTTTTAATAAATTTTTAGAAAGCTCATTAATTTCAACACCTTCTTCGGCTACCTTAAGCTTGGAAATGTGTGTTCCTGGATGTTCTTTCATGTAGTTCTGAAGAGCTTCCTTATTGGAGTGATCGTAGTTTGAGGTTCCTACCCATTTCCCATTAATGTAGATATGTTTTTTTTTAGTTTTTACTTCTTTATGAAGATTTTTTTTTAAAACTTCGTTGACTTCTACTGATTCACTAACTTTCTTCTTTTTAGGAGAAGATAAATCACCTGACATTACTTTTCCATATAGGTCTTGATTTTTGACATGTTGTTTCATGGCATATTCAACTGCCTTATTAAGCATAGAAGAAGGCCATGGGGTCTTAGATTTAGTAGCACGTTTTCTGATATCGTCTTCTATTTCTTTGGCAGGAGTTCCTACATGATACTTATTTACAATAAAGTCTATCTGCCCCTTTGGAATTTTAAGCCCTTCTTCAAGATTTAATGATTCATAGGCTCTAATCGAGTCAACTGTGTCGTTACCGAAATGGTTTTTCTTTCTTGGGAAGACCTTAACAACTTTACCATTAAACATTTCATCATTGCCAGCCTGTCTAAAGGATGCTAGAATATCCTTAATAGTGTGGCGTCTGAAGAATTTTAGTTCTCCAGGAGCTTCAGGAACGGTTTTGACTAGAGCAGGTTTTACCTTTGCTTCTAGTAATTCGATAAATCTTTGCATTTATGTATTCCTGTCTTATTGATTAAACGTCTTCTTCTTCCTTACCAGTCTTTTCTTCATCTTCACTATCAGGAGCGGCACCAGAATTAGTTTGTCTATCATCTGTTTCTGAATCGCTATCTGAAACATCGCTTCCTTTTCCACCATCTTCAGAGATATTAAATATTTCCTTATGAAGTTCTTCCTTGAAGGCGTTTACATATTCTGTAGCCTTATCTTTCATAATAGTTTCGAAGATTTCCTTGAAGGCAACTGGCTCATGATTGACAATTGATTCGAAAAGCTTGATATATTGGTCTTTAGACATTGGAACTCCTATTTGTTTTTAATATTTATTGTTATGTGTTTTTTGTCTTATTTTGCTTTAGCTAAAATCATACTTGCTGATCTTAATTTTTTCACATCTCCAGGAGTTTTGCGTTTTACGTCCGCCAATGCTTGAACTACGTGTCTTGCATTTTCTATTTTATCATTAGGGTCTGGTGCTTGATCGTCCTGATCGCCTTGAGATTGCTGTTGCTGTTGACCTTGATCACCACCTTCTTGCCCTGGTTGACCACCTTGTTCTTGACCTTGTTGTGCCTGTTGATTTTGTTGTGCCATAGCATATAATGGGTTCGCCATCTCTTCTGATATCTCAATTGTCATAATTTCCTGATCTTCATCTGTTTGTTTCAAAATATTTCTTCTAACCCAACGATGACTAAAATACATGCCAATATATGGGGTAAGTGCTTCTAATACTCCTAGTCTTGACATAAGCATTTCTGAGTCTTTCAACTCAGCGAAATGATTATCCCTGGCAAATTCGAACTTAATGTCTTTTTCCATTGATTCCCACTCTTCAATGGTCATCATACCCTTAAGAACAA